GCGATGGAAACATGAAACAGCAGATCGAATACATAGAGACCGAAAGACTGGTCCCATATGCGCGGAACTCGCGCACTCATAATGACGAACAAATCCAACAAATTATGGGGTCTATCAAGGAATTTGGGTTCACGAACCCAGTCCTCATCGATGGTGGTGGAGTCATCATCGCGGGACATGGCAGAACGATGGCGGCGCAACGCCTTCAAATGAAAGAGGTTCCCTGCCTTCGACTTTCACATCTGACCGAGGTGCAAAAGCGGGCATACGTCATCGCAGACAACAAACTCGCGCTGAACGCTGGGTGGGACGATGCGATGCTGGCGCTCGAACTGCGGAACTTGCGCGATGACGACTTCGACCTATCGCTGACAGGTTTTGACGATGACGAACTCGCCTCTTTGCTGGCGGAAGCGGTGGCCGAGGGTCTTGTTGACGAGGATGCAGTGCCGGAAGCGCCAGAGCAGCCCGTTACGGTCGAGGGCGATGTGTGGGTGCTTGGTCGGCATCGGCTGATGTGCGGGGATAGCACAAGCATCGATGCGCTTGAAAGGCTATGCGATGGTCAGCTTGTGGATATGTGGCTTACCGACCCGCCATATAACGTAGCATACGAAGGCAAAACCAAGGACGCGCTAACCATCAAAAATGATAAGATGGGCGATGAGCCATTCAGACAGTTTCTTCGCGATGCTTACGTTGCGGCAGATGCTGTTATGAAGGCAGGTGCTGTTTTCTACATTTGGCATGCTGATAGTGAGGGTTACAATTTTAGGGGTGCCGCCAAAGACGCTGGCTGGACGGTTCGGCAGTGTTTGATTTGGAAAAAGCAAACGATGGTCATGGGTAGACAAGACTATCACTGGAAGCATGAGCCTTGCCTTTATGGCTGGAAAGATGGCGCGGCGCACCTATGGGCAACGGATCGTAAGCAAACCACCATTCTTGAATTTGATAGACCTTCGCGGAACGCAGAACATCCGACGATGAAGCCAGTTGAGTTGTTTGAATACCAGATGCTCAACAATACCAAGGGCAGCGATCTGGTTCTGGATAGCTTCGCGGGATCTGGAACTACAGCTATCGCCTGCGAAAAGCATGGCCGCCATGCGCGTTTGATGGAACTGGACCCGCGCTACTGCGACGTAATCATTAAGCGATGGCAAGACTTCACAGGCCAACAAGCAACCCTTGAGGCAACAGGCCAGACGTATGAACAACTTGAGGTAGAACGATGCAAAGCCGCGTGATGAGTGCAGTCGAAGCGGTTGTAAATATCGCCATCGGCTTTTTGGTGAGCGTTGCAGCGAACATAATTGTTCTGCCCTTGTTCGGCTATGACGTAACAGTTGCCGACAGTTTCGCTATTGGGTTGGCCTTTACTGCGATCAGCCTTATTCGATCTTACGCGCTGCGCAGAGTATTTAACTGGATCGGGGGTTAGATGGCAGGCGCACAAACATTCCCGCTTGACACAATCTGCAAGTTGCTCGACCTGACGCCGCAGCGGGTCGCGCAACTGGTCAACATGGGCGTGATCCCACGCAAGGAACGTGGGCGCTACGAACTTGTCCCTGTCGTGCGCGGTTACATCCATTATTTGCGCGAGCGCGCTATCAAGGGCGATGCGCAGGCTGGTGGCGACGACTACGCAACGCATCGGTCCAGATTGACCAAGGCGAAAGCCGACATGGCCGAAATGGAGCGCGAGCAAATGGCAAACGCTCTGATCCCGGCGGCTGATGTAGAAAGGGCTTGGATCGAAGTCGTCGCCAATATGCGGGCCAAGATGCTATCAATACCAACGACAGTGGCGGCTGATGCACAGGCTGCGCCAACGCTTGCAGAAGCAAAACAGGTTTTGAAGGTCAAAGTGAATGAAGCACTCGCAGAATTATCAGAAATGCGGGTCGAAGTCCGTAATCCTGTCAGGTCATCCGATGATGAAGATGGTGACGGAGAGGACATTTCGGGCAGCAGCGCCGCCTCCTGATTTAACCATTTCGGAATGGGCCGACGAATATCGCAGGCTGTCGCCAGAGGCGTCGGCAGAACCTGGTCGCTGGTCAACCAGTCGCGCGGAATATCAGCGTGGAATGATGGATGCGGTAAGCGATCCTCAGATCGAACAAGTGGTCTTTATGACATCTGCGCAGGTCGGGAAAACCGAGATCATCAATAACATTTGCGGCTATCATATCCAGCAAGACCCCGCGCCTATGCTGGTCGTGCAGCCAACTTTGGAAATGGCAAAATCGTGGTCTCAAGAGCGTTTATCTCCAATGATAAGAGACACTGATTCCCTATCTGGTTTGATCGCTGATCCTAGAGCTAAGGACAGCGGCAATACGATGTTGCACAAGCTATTCCCTGGTGGACATATATCGATCGCTGGTGCGAACTCACCTGCGGGCCTTGCTTCGCGTCCGATCCGAATTGTCCTTTGCGATGAGGTGGACCGCTATCCCGTCTCGGCAGGAACCGAGGGCGATCCGATCGAACTCGCGCGGAAACGATCGACGACATTCTGGAACCGCAAGATCATTCTGGTCTCGACGCCGACAAATAGGGGGCATAGTCGAATCGAGACGGCTTTCGAGGAAACCGACCAGCGCCGCTATCATGTCCCATGCCCAGACTGCGGAGAGCGCCAGGTTCTAAACTGGAAAAACGTCCAATGGCAAAAGGACAAACCAGAGAGCGCGGGTTATGTTTGCGAACACTGCGGATCGTTCTGGGATGATGCGATGCGTTATAACGCGGTGAAACGCGGCAAGTGGATCGCCTCCGCACCGTTCACGGGGATCGCTGGCTTTCATCTGAGCGGTCTTTATTCGCCGTGGACACCGCTCTCGCAAGCGGTCTCCGACTTCCTATCGGCGAAACGCGAACCGATGCGTCTTAAAACGTGGGTCAACACCTATCTCGGGGAAACCTGGGAGGAAGAAGGCGATGGCGTGAACGACCAGGACATCCCTGGCAAGGATAGTTTCGACCCGATCGAGGTTCCAGAGGATGTCGTCATCATCACCGCTGGCATCGACGTTCAAGACGATCGGATCGAGATGGAGGTGGTCGGACACGGGCGAGATCAAGAAACATGGTCGCTCGATTATAAGACCCTCTACGGCGACCCCTCATCGCCCCAGGTGTGGGGTCTCCTGGATGCGGCGCTGGGCGAGACCTGGGATCATCCAAGCGGCCTGGAATTACCTATCCGCTGCGCTTGCATCGACAGCGGCGGGCATCACACGGGGGCGGTCTATAATTTCGTCAAGCCTCGCGAGGGGCGGCGCGTTTTCGCGATCAAGGGCATGGGCGGCGAGGGCAAGCCGATCGTCGGGAAGCCCTCGAAAAACAATCGCCAATCTGTTAGGCTATTCCCTGTCGGGGTCGATGGGATCAAGGAGATGGTTTATTCGAGGCTGAAAATCCGATCGCCTGGTCCTGGGTTCTGTCACTTCCCCGAGGGACGGTCCGAGGAGTTCTTCGCGCAACTCACCGCCGAAAAGATGGTAACTCGCTACAGAAAAGGCTATAAGCGAAGGGAATGGGTGCAGACGCGCCCTCGGAATGAGGCTCTCGACTGTCGAGTTTACGCGATCGCGGCGCTTGGCATCTTGAACTTGAACGTAAACAGTCTGGCAAATCGGTTCGCTGCGAAGGCGGCACAACGCGAGGATGAGGAGCCGGAAACGATAGAACCAGAGGTCACGCCGAAAGCGCGGCCTTCACAAAGACCGATGAGACGCCAGGGCGGCAGCGGCTTTGTGAACTCATGGAGATGATGGTCGATGGCGAACCTATTCGATGCCGCTAATTCCCCGACCCAGGAACCGATCGAGATCGTGGTCGGTGATTTCATTCAATGGCGGCGGACGGACCTGGGCGCTGATTACCCGAACAATCTATACACCGCGACCTATGTCGCCAGGATCACCGGGGGCGGATCGAACGAGATCACGCTAACCGGGACGGCTTATGGCACCGACTATCTGTTCTCGGTCTCGAGCGCGGTCTCGGCTGATTTCGCTCCAGGCTACTATCACTGGCAACTCGAGATGGTTCGGGATTCGGATTCCGAACGGGTGGTGGTCGATCGCGGCACCTTCACCGCGATCCCCGACCTCGATGTCAATCAAAGCGATCCGCGCACTCACGCCGAGGTCATGCTGGACAAGATTGAGGCGCGCCTGGAAAGCCGCGCCGATGTCGATGTCTCGAACTATTCGATCAACGGTCGATCCCTGGTCAAGATGTCGATCGAGGAACTGTTGAGGTGGCGCGATTATTATCGGGCCGAGTTCACAATGGAAAAAAGAAAACAGCGCGCGCGGCGTGGGCAACCCACAGGCGCGAGCGTAAAGGTGAGGTTCTGACATGGGCGTCTTTGACTTTATGAAGCGCGAGAAAAAGCCTGTCGCTCGCCGCTCCTACAAAGCCGCCTCGGCGGGCCGCTTGTTTTCTGATTTCATCGCCTCGAGCCGATCGGCTGATTCCGAGATCAAGGCGGCGCTCCAGACCCTTCGCTATCGATGCCGCGACCTGTCGCGCAATGACGAATACGCGCGGCGGTTCCTGACGCTCATCAAGATGAATGTGGTCGGCGATCGCGGCGTCCAGGTCCAGGTGAAGGCGCGCAATTCCGACGGCACGTTCGACGCGCCTGGGAACCGCATCATCGAGAACGCCTGGGCGACTTGGGGCCGCAAGGGCATTTGCACGGTCGATGGCCGATATTCCTGGAAGGATGCCCAGCGGTTCGCGGCGGAGGCTCTCGCCCGCGATGGCGAAATCCTGGTTCGCCTGGTCAACTATTCTGGAAACCCGCACGGATTCGCGATCGAGTTCCTCGAGGTCGATCTCCTGGATGAGAACCACAACGAGACCCTCAAGAACGGCAACAAGATCAGGATGGGGGTCGAGATCGATCGGTTCCATCGGCCTGTTGCCTATCACCTCCTGACGGCGCACCCAGGCGACAACGAATACACCTCGAGCCTGGCGACCCGTCGGACGCGCGTCCCCGCCGACAAGATTCTCCACATTTTCCTTCCCGAGCGCGCCCAGCAAACGCGCGGCGTCCCGTGGATGGCGGCGGCGATCGCACCGCTCAAGCAACTCAATGGGATGCGCGAGGCGGTCCTGGTGAATGAGCGGATCGCGGCGTCTAAGATGGGTTTTTTCATCACGCCCTCGGGCGATGAGTTCGCTGGCGATGATGTGGAGAATAACTATACGCCGATCATCGAGGCCGAGCCTGGGACATTCCATCAACTCCCCAGCGGCGTCGATTTCAAGGCGTTCGATCCGTCCTCGAGCGCGAACACCTTCGCCGATTTCGAGCGCGCGATCCTGCGCGGCATCGCCTCGGGCCTGGGCGTGTCCTATGCCTCGCTGTCGAACGATCTAACGCAGACCTCCTATTCCTCGATTCGCCAAGGCGCGCTCGAGGATCGGGATTTCTACAAGGTCTTGCATGATTTCATGATCGAGCATTTCGTCCAGCCCGTGTTCCGCGCTTGGCTCCTGGCGGTGATGGACAACGGCGCGATTCCGATCCCGCCGACCCGGTTCGACAAGTTCGCGGACAACCTCGAGTTCCGCGCGCGCGGCTTTGCCTGGGTCGATCCCCAGCGCGAGATGTCGGCGGCGGTGATGGGCATGGCGAACGGCATCCTGTCGATGCAGGATGTGGCGAACCAATACGGGCGCGACATCGAGGATGTGATGGATCAGATCGTCCGCGAAAAGCAACTCGCCCAGGAGCGCGGCCTCAAGATCGCGTTCGAGCCGTTCGGCGGCGGTCAATCGGGTTATGGTCCGATCAAGATCGCGCCCGAGGACCTCATCGACACGCCTACGGATGGACAGGCCAATGGCTGAGAACATTCCGACAGATGCGATGGTCGAGGAGGCACAGCGCGGCCTGGATTGGCGCTCCGAGTTCGGACGCGGTGGCACCGAGATCGGCATCGCCCGCGCTCGCGACATCGTGAACAAGCGCAATCTGTCGGACCAAACGATCGTTCGGATGAACTCCTATTTCGCTAGGCATGAGGTGGACAAGGACGCCGAAGGGTTTCGCCCTGGTGAGGATGGCTATCCATCGAACGGACGGATCGCCTGGGCGCTCTGGGGCGGCGATGCGGGACGGTCCTGGGCCTCTGCCAAGGTCCAGGACATGATCGACGCCCAGGCCGAGGACGCGCGCCCCTATCCCAACGAACACGCCGCCAGGATCACCGATCCTGGGCAGTATGATTCCTTCGCCAGGGTGAACGACGCTTTCGGCGATGGAATCGATGCGATTTATGGTGTAAAAGATGGAGAGGGTTCCGAACTGCAAGCGATCCGTTTCGACGCCGCCAGGTTCTCGGCGGATGAGGCGCGGTCCTGGTTACGGGAAAACGATTTCTCCCCGATTGAGTTCGAGGAGGCTACTGGAGAAAGGGCCGAGCCGATGAGCGAGGAACTAGACACCCGACACGTTCTCGAGGTCTCTGAGACCGATGAGACCGTGACAATCGTCCTGGCGAAGGATCACGGCGAGCCGATGGCGGTCGAGGTCGAGGACGACATCGAGGACGATCTCGAGGACGACATCGAGGACGATCTCGAGCGCAAAGGATCGACGGCGATCCACCACCGCGCGATGGGCATGGATGCGGAGGTCGAGGACGATCGCCGCGTTCGGATGTCGATCTCGAGCGAGAAGCCTGTCGAGCGGTCCTATGGTGTCGAAATCCTGGATCACGACGCGCGCTCGATCGATCTCTCTTTCCTTAACTCGGGCAACGCGCCGCTGTTGCTCGATCACGACCCCGAAAAGCAAATCGGGGTCATCGAATCCGTGACCCTCGATTCCTCGGCGCGGCGACTCCGCGCGACGGTGCGTTTCAGCAAAGGCGCACTCGGGAGCGAGGTCCTCGGTGATGTCCGGGATGGTATCCGAAAGAATGTCTCTATCGGGTATCGGATCGGGCGGATGGAACGCGACGACAAGGCGGAAGGTGGGAACATCTACCGCGCTCGCGCGTGGACCCCGATGGAGGCCTCCATCGTCTCGATCCCTGCGGATGAAACCGTGGGTGTCGGTCGAAAGGCTGAAATCAAACCCCCTGCAAACCCTGCGAAAATGGAGGCTCAAATGAGCGAACATGACATCCAGGCGGTTGAGGCACGCGCTCGCGAAGATTATGCCAAGACCGTCAACGAAATCCTCGAACTCGGCGCTGCAAAGAACAAGCGTGATCTGACTGTCGCTCAGTTCCGTGGCGTTCTGGCGGTTGCATCGGCAGACCAGCCGATCGATGCACCCGAAGCCGTCGGCATGAATGCCCAGGAGCGCAAGCAATACTCGCTCTTGAGCGCATTCCGCGCCGCCGCTGCGGGCCGCGACATCGGTGGTTTCGAGCGTGAAATCTCGGACGAGATCGCGAAGCGCACTGGCAAAGAAGCCCGTGGTTTCTACATCCCCTCCGACATCTTCAAGCGCGACCTGACTGTCGGCACCAACTCCGCTGGCGGTTTCTTGAAGCCGACCGATCACCTGGGCGGTGAGTTCATCGATGCCCTTCGTCCGAACCTTGTGGTCGCCAACCTCGGCGCTCGCATGATGTCGGGCCTCAAGGGTGATGTGGCGATCCCTGCGCTGAACGCGAAAACCGCTGTCGGTTTCGTGGCAGAGAACACCGCACCCGGTTCGGAAGGCGCTCCGACCTTCCGCCAGGTCACGATGGCACCCAAGACGATCGCTCAATATGTCGATCTGTCGCGCAAGCTGATGATGCAGTCCGACCCCTCGGTCGAGCAGGTCATCCGCGACGACATGCTGCGCCAGTTCGCGGCGAAGATCGATGAGGTCGCGATCGAGGGTGGTGGCGCTAATGAGCCGACCGGGATCACCCAAACGTCGGGCATCGGTTCGGTGGCAATCGGCACCAACGG